TTGACAACTGGCATATAGACTGTATCGGTGAATATTTGGAAGCGGTGAACCGCGGCCAGATAACGCGCCTGATCGTAAATATGCCGCCCCGCCACATGAAGTCCCTGGAAATTACAGTGTGCTATCCGGCCTGGACGTGGGTAAAACACCCAGAACGGCGATTCATAAAGGTTAGCTATTCCGACAGTTTGAGCCGCAAGCACAATGTTTTGACCCGTGACATCATACAATCCCCATGGTATACGGCCAACTGGGGGGACCGATTCAGCCTAAAGGACGACGTGAACCGGCAAAACGAGTTTAAGAACACGCACCAAGGCTTGATGTTTTCAACCTCTGTCGGCGGCGCGCTGACCGGCGAAGGCGGCGACTGCATCATCCTGGACGACCCGCAGAACCCCTTACAAGCCAACAGCGAAACCGAGAGAGAAGCAACCATAGCCTTCTTCAAAAACACCCTGCAATCCCGTTTGAACGACCCGAAGACGGGCGTTTTTATTATTGTGATGCAGCGCCTTCACGAAAAGGACCTGACCGGCCATATTTTGGCCGAGGACCTGGGCTATACACACCTTTGCCTCCCGGCGGAGGCGCCGCAGCGCACAATAATCACCTTCCCGGTGAGCGGCCGCGAGGTGATCCGCGAGGAAGGCGACATCCTGAACCCGCAGCGTTTCGACAAAGAAACCCTGGCAAGCCTTAAAAAGTCCATGGGCTCCTTGCAGTACGCGGGCCAGTATGAACAGACCCCCGCCCCGGCGGACGGCCTGATTTTTAAGCGCGAATGGCTGCAAAACTTCTTCGACCCCAAAGCGGCACCCCACCAAAGTATGCTTATCCAGTCCTGGGATATGGCCTTCACCAAGAGCGAAGGCAGCGCCAAGGTGGCGGGCTACATTGTGGGCCGGAGCGGCGCAGACATTTACATTTGGGACCTGGTAAACGAAAAAATGACCTTTACCGAGAGCGTGGCGGCCGTGCGCACCCTGACGGGCAAATGGCCGAAGGCCAGGGCGAAGGTTATAGAGAACAAGGCCAACGGCCCCGCAATCGTTGACCTGTTGAAAAAGCAGATTCCTGGCATGGTGGAGTTCAACCCGAAGGGCAGCAAGCAAGAACGCGCCCTTTCCGTTACGCCCTACTTTGAAGCCGGGAATATTCATTTCCCGAAGCCGGAAACGGCGCCCTGGGTGCATGACACCATCCAGGATCTATTGATGTTCCCCAAGGGCGAATACAAGGACGATATAGACGCACTTGTGCAGGCTATTTTGTACTTGATGGACAAGCCCGCAAAGAGCCCGCCAAAGGCAGAAGCGTTGCTTTCCAAAGACAGCTATTGGCGGAGATAAACAGAAGGAGGAAAACGCGTGACAACCCGAAAAGGAGAAGTCGGCCGCATAGGCCAGAAACGCTATGGCGGCGTCTTCTACGAAGAATTTTTGCCGGAGCTGCGCGGCCGCCGCGGCATGGCAGCATATAGCGAAATGGCGGCAAATGACGACCTTGTGGGCGCCATTCTGTACGCAATAAAGATGCTGATCCGGCAAGTTGACTGGAACATGGCCCCCGGCGGTGCTTCCGAGAAAGACCAGGAAGCCGCGGACTTCGTGCTGGAATGTATGGCCGATATGCAAGACACCTGGACGGACACAATCAGCGAAATTTTGTCCTTCCTGACTTTCGGCTGGTCTGCCCACGAGATCGTTTACAAGCGCCGGTGCGGCAGCAGCCGGGACCCGCGCCTGAACAGCAAGTACAACGACAGCTTGGTCGGCTGGATGAAACTTCCCATCCGTTCCCAAGAGAGCCTTTACAAATGGGAGTATGACGAGAACGACAACCTTATCGCCATGACCCAGATGCCACCGCCGAATTTTGAGCTTATCACGATTCCGGCGGAAAAGCTGCTTTTCTTCCGCACGGAGAGCAGCAAGGGCAACCCGGAAGGCCGCAGCATCCTGCGCAACGCCTACCGTTCCTGGTATTTCAAACGGAGAATCCAGGAAATTGAAGGCATTGGCATTGAACGCGACCTTGCAGGCTTTCCTGTGCTTACCGCGCCGGAAGGCACGGACATTTGGGACCAGAACGACCCGGAAATGGTCGCAATCCTGAACAATGCCCAGGCCATCGTCCAGAACATCCGCCGGGACCACCTGGAAGGCCTGGTGCTTCCGTCCGGCTGGAAGCTGGAACTTTTAAGCAGCGGCGGCGACCGGCAGTTTGACACGAACAAGGTTATTGACCGCTACGACACCCGAATCGCCATGACAGTTATGGCGGATTTTGTTCTGCTGGGCCACCAGCAGACCGGCTCCTTTGCGTTGAGCGACAACAAAACGCATATTTTTTCTATGGCAATCGAAGCTTTCCTGGACGTGATCTGCGAGCAGTTCAACAACAAGGCGATTCCAGATCTTATGAAAATGAACGGTGAGCACTTCGCGGGTCTTACTGACTACCCGCACCTTACCCACGGCGACGTGGAGGACGTGGACCTGGACAAGCTGGGCAACTACTTGAAGAACGTCACGACCTCCGGCCTCCTGGTGCCCGACGAGGGCGTGGAAGACTACATCCGGGAAGCCGCCGGGCTGCCGAAGCGGCTTGACGACTATGTGCCGATGCCGGGCGAGGACCGGGAGCCGGGCAAGGTGAGAACCACCCAGAAGCCGAAGAAAGACACCGGCAACAAGATGGGCGGCCTTGACGACGAGGAGCCGGAAGAAGACCCGGAGGCGGTAGAAAAGGCGAGAAAGGACCTGGGGAGGGACTAAAATGTTTAGTATTCGCAAGGCGCGGGCGCCGACGCCCCACGACTTCGTGGCAAAATCCAAGCCCAAGAAGTCGAAAGCAGGGAAAGACGCCCTTAAAAAGCTGAACGACTACCTGAACTCGGCTTCCAGTGAGCCGATGTACTTCCTTCACAACTTTTGGAAGGCCCAGAGCAACGCCATCACCTACAAAGAACTTCGTGAAGCCATTATGAACGGCTACCTTGACGAAGCGACCCTCCAAGCGTGGCAGCAAGATTACTCCCTCTTTGTGAAAAGCCACCTTGAACCCATCTGGCAGCAGGCAGCCAAAGCCGGAGCCGATGCCCTGGCGGCGTCGGCTTCCGGCGGATGGGTTTTTGACCCCATGAGCGACGCCATGACGGCCTGGATCAAAGACCACGGCGCCGAGTGGGTAACGAAAATAAACGATGAAACCCGGGATGCCATGCGCGCCATGATCGAGGCCAGCACAAAGGGCCAGTTCACGGTGGACGAGCTTTCCCGGGCGATCCGGCCGCTTATCGGCCTGACAGAGCCCCAGGCGGCCGCAAACCTGAAATATTACGCCAGCGTTAAGAAAAGCCTCCTTGACAACGGCGTGAAAGCGGATGCGGCCACCAAGAAGGCCAGGGAGCAGGCCTATAAGTACGCCGATAAACAGCTCCGGCAGAGAGCCTATACCATTGCCATCACCGAGAACGCCGCAGCGTACTGCGCCGGGTATCGTGAGGGCGCGGCCCAAGCCCAGGCGCAAGGCTACCTTGGGAAGGGTGTGTATGTTTTTGCGACCGCCGACGATGAAGACGTCTGCCCGGTGTGCAGCGCCCTGAACGGCACCGAAACCGACGCCGAGGGAAGTTACCACATCGGCACAACAAAAATGGCCTTCAAGATGGGCCCACACCCGCCGGTGCATCCGCGCTGCCGGTGCGCCGAATACTTCGAGGAGAAGGAACCGCCCGTCTTTCTGCCCCAGCAGCCCGCACAGGACGTTATCCAGCCATGGCCGGGTAATTTGCCAGACCCGAGCGAAAGGGCAGAGGACGAAGGCCAGGCCTTTGTGGCGGGCAGCTTGAAAGTGCCGGATGGCATGACCTCAAACGGCCCCGTCCACCTGGGCAACACTGGCAAGATGTACGATTACACCGACGCCAACGGCTGGGAGTGGTATTTTAAGCCTGCCCAGAGCAAGGGCGGGCAGTATGAGCCGTTCCGGGCCTATGCGCAGGAGGCGGGCTACAAGGTGCAGTCCATCGTGGACCCGGACACGGCCGTCCCGGTGGGCGTTGGCACTATTGACGGAAAGTTTGGAGCTTTCCAGGAGAAGGTAAAGACCTCCGCCGGAGGAATCGACCTTGAAGCCTGGCAGCTTGGCGCGGCTTCCGACCTTCCGCCGGAGGTGACGGCGCAGATCCAGCGCGAGCACGTCACGGACTGGCTTCTGGGCAACTTCGATGCCCACGGCGAAAACTTCCTGACAGACCAGGAGGGCCGAATCGTTGGCATTGACAAAGAGCAGGCCTTCCGCTACATGGGCGAAGCCAAAAGCCATGTAATGAGCTACACATACCACCCGAACAGCGCATACGGCGAAACGGAGCCGGTCTACAACACCCTTTTCCGCCGGTTTGCGGAGGAAGATATAGACCTGAACCTCCAAGACACTTTGCCGTATATAAAGCGGGTTGAGAGCATCCCAGATAAAGAATACCGCGAGATCTTCCGCCCCTATGCCGAGGCTCTACACGGCCAAGGAAAAGAGGCGGAAAAGCTGCTGGACGAGATCGTGGAGCGCAAAAGCACCCTCCGCGAAACTTACCGCACGTTTTACGAAAGCCTTCTGACGGAACGCACCGGCACGAAGGCTTCTTTTGTTTGGGCAGACGAGGTCGCGGCCGTTGCGAAGCAGCCCCTTGCGGCTGTGCAGATCACCCCGCAGGCGGCCAAGGAAATGACCGTCCAAGACCTGAAACAGATTGCAAAGAGCCAGGGCGTTGCCTACTACGGCAAAATGAGCAAGGCCCAGCTGGTGCAGGCTGTGACGGACCCCGTGAAAGCCGCAGAGCTTTCCCAGGAGGTGAAGGCAAAGGTCGCCGCAAATGCGGCAGCCAGAAAGGCGAAAGCCCAGTACACGGCCCCGCAGGCGGCAATCCCGAAGGGCATTAAGGGTGCCGGAGAAATTTTCACCGATCTGTCGAAGGTGCCGACCACACAGGAGGGAATCCCCATTGCTTCCGACCGCGGCAGCGTGGAGGGCCTTGTCCTTCGCGCCCGGCGGATGAACATTGACGGCGCCGAGGTCTACGAGGTGAGCGGAAAGCTGACGCAAGGGACCTGGGCGCGGGCGTTGAAAACGATCAAGCCCAGCAGTGCAACCGAAGCGCTGGAATTTGAGGAAGCCTCCAAGACGAGCGCCTTTTTCAGTTCCAGCGGTTTGAGCCTTGGAGTAAACACGAAGTGCAGGACTGTCCACGATGGCGAAAAGACCTTGCAGATCTACACCCACGAGGGCGGCGAATATTACTCCTGGCAGGGCTTTTTTCGGGCCCGTGTGCCGGTGACGGCAGACGGCGGCTTTGATGCCCTGGAAATGAAAAAACTGTTGAAGACGGCAGGCCTTGACGACCTGACGGAAACGCCGACAGTGGAGGCCGAAAAACGCCTTATAAAGTCCCGCCTTGTCTGGCAGAACGCCCCTTCCCGCGCCCCAGAGTATGAAAATCTGACCGGTGACGCCCTGGACAAGAAGCTGGACGAGATCCTAAAAGACCTGGGCATTGACCAGAAGCGGGTGGACGGCGTGGAGCTGCGCAAGGTATGCGATGGTTACGCCGTCTATTACGACCCGGCGCAGGCCAAAGCCTTAAAGGCTGCGGGTGCGGATTACGTTTGGTGCGGCGTTGGAAGCGCTGACAGCGTTGTTTCTATCATTCAGAGCGGAGGCCTTCGCAGCACAAACCGGCGCTGCCTTTCCGGCATCAGGCTGACCGGCGCAAGCCCAAGCCAGGATATGCGCACCGGCGGCGCAGATAATGTTTTCACCAGAATTGGAGTGAAGAATGTTCACGGGAAAGTGCGATATGATAAATCTTTCTGTGGCAGCGGCTATCGCCTTATTATTGACGAAGCGGAGCTGGGCCGCACAGACTGGTACGCATATACCGGGGACAACTTCGGAACGACCCAGCCAAGCACCTTCCACAGCCGCCAAGGCTCCGAGGAGTTCGTGAGAGGACAAAAAGAGGGTTATTACCAGTCCGGCAATGAAATCATGTTCCGCCAGGGCATCCCGGCCACGTCCATACAAAAGATTCGCTGCCCAGGCGAGCGTGAGCGCAGCAGGCTGCTGCAAGCGTTCCGCAACGCGGGAATAACGGAAGTGAACGGAGTGCCCATTGAGGATTTTGTGGAGGTTGGCGATCTGCTATGAATAGACGGCTTGTTTACACCATCAAGTGCCCGGGCGACAAGAAGCCCACTGGCCTTGCCCTGAACTGCCACCTTTGGCACGGGGCCTTCCGCTACTTCGACATGGAGCACGGCCACGAGATCCCCGGCGAGGTGACGGAGGACGGAGAGGACGCCTTCACGTTCACTTCGGAGGGCTACGCGCCCGGAGCCTGGCAGTTTGAAAAGCTGACCATTGAGCGCTTCCGGCGCGAAACCTACAAAATCGTGGAAGGCGGCAACTACATTGCCCAGGTGATCAGCAGCACGGCAGATCTTCACGAATGGTATCGCAAGAGGTATGGCGAGGCAGCCGGGCTTTGCTATCCCCGCGTAAATTCCGAATGATTTACGCTTAAAAAACGAAATACGCTGAAATTTACGCTGATTTTTGAAAAAATTCTGCAAATTCAGCGAATAAGGAGAAAGCCATGGTTACTTTTAACGAAGCACTCACCGGCAAGAAGCCGCCCGGCAAAGAGCCGAACGGTCGCATTGCTGGCACCTTCAAGATCCAGAAATCCGTTGACGAAAAGCGCCTGGCCTTTGGCTGGGCCAGCGTGGCGGCCACGGCCGCAGGCGACACCGTGACGGACTACTACGAGGACATCATCGAGCCTGACGAACTGGAACAGGCTGCCTATAACTTTGTGCAGTTCTACCGCGAGGGCGGCGAAATGCACGAGCGCGGCGGCTGTGCCGTCCTGGTGGAGAGCGTAATTTTCACCAAGGAAAAAATGGCCGCTATGGGCATCCCGGAGGGCGTTGTCCCGGAAGGCTGGTGGATTGGCTTTAAGGTGACAGACGACGAGGTTTGGGAGAAGGTCAAAGACGGCACCTATCCCATGTTTTCCATTGAGGGCGAGGCCGTCCGCGAGGAAGTGGACGACGAGGAGCCCGAGAACTAAATACCGATAAACCAAAGCCTCGGCGCCCGCCGAGGCTTTGTTGTTTATAAAAATCTTCAAAGAAAGGAGGAAACGCAAATGGCAACCAAACTTAAAAACCTGAAAATCAAGAAAGTGGACTTCGTGGACAACGGCGCGAACCCTGGCGCGAGTATTGCCCTGTACAAGAGCAAGCCTGCGGAAGGGGAAACGCCTGCTGTGCAGCCCAAGGAGGACACCCCGCCCGAGGAATCTATTTTGAAGCGGATTGTTCACGCCATTGCCAAGAGTATCGGCGCCACCGATGCGCAGGCAGCTGCGGCCGTTGAGGAAGTTTCCAAGAACGCGGACGTCCCCACCTTTGGCGACGCTATGGCCCGCCGCCGGATGCGCCAGACCACGGAAGAAATCTGGGATTACTGTTACGCCCTGAATGACAGCCTGTGCGGCATTGTGGCAAATGCCGACATTACAGCCGAGGACAAAAAGGCCCTCATGGCCCAGAGCTGCGCAGAGTTCGCAGCGGCGACCGAAGCGGCAATCCCGAAATGGTCCGGCGGCATTCCCGTGAAGTTGGAAAAGGCAGCCCCCGCGCCTCTGACACCCGACAGAATCGAGAACGCCAAAGCAGCCCGCGCCCGTCTGGACGAGATGATCTCCAAGGCGGAGCCGAAGCCCACGACCGAAGGTACACCGCCGGAGCCCCCGAAAGAGGGCACCGGCCCGACGCCTCCCGCTGAACCGCAGCAGGAGGAAGAACCCGTGCAGAAAGGAGCATTTGACATGGAAATCGACAAGAGCAAGCTGTCCCCCGAGGAAGTGGCGCAGCTGGAAGCAATCGAGAAGAAGGCCGGTATTCCGGCCCAGGCAGCGCCCGCCACGCCCGCAGGCGTTGAGAAGTCCGCCCCTGCCACCCCCGCAGATAACACCGCGGGCGGCGAGGAGGATATTTACAAGGGCATCCATCCCGAAGTGGCAAAGGAGATCGCAGAGCTGCGCAAGTTCCGCCAGGATGCGGAAAACCGCGAGCTGCTGACCGTTGCCAAGAAGTACGAGCTTCTGGGCAAGAAGCCCGAGGAGCTTGTCCCCGTGCTGAAATCCCTGAAAGACGCAGGCGGCACCGCCTACAACGACATGATCGGCGTCCTGGATGCAAACCTGGAAGCTGTGCAGAAGTCCGGCGCATTTTCCGAGATTGGCAAGCGCGGCGGCGACCACAGCCACGCCACGATCGGCGCAGACGACGCATGGAGCCAGATCGAGAAGCGGGCCGAAGAGATCCGCAAGTCTGCCCCCACCATGGGCTATTACGAGGCCATCGACCAGGCTTGCCAGCAGAACCCCGAGCTTGTCCATGAGTACGAGAACGGCCGCTAAAGAGAGGAGGAAAAGAGTATGAGCATGATCGGTACTGCAACCAATTCCAGCCCGTACCTGGCCGCGCCTGCTGCTGCGGCCATCGAGAACGGCAAGAATCACTTCGTCACCCTGGGCGAGAACGGCGTTTCCCTGGCTACCGAGGGCGCCGCCGCTGCTGGCATCCTGCTGCCTGACACCGAGGACAAGGTGGCGGCAGGCGAGAGCGTGACCGTGCAGATCAAGGACCGCACCCTGGTCCAGGTTGGCGCGGCCGTTACCGCTGGCGACCCGCTGGCAAGTGACGCCAACGGCTGCGCCGTGAAGGCTGCGGCGGAAAAGTTCATCGTTGGCTATGCCATGGAGAGCGCGACCGCCGCGGACCAGATTATCCACATCCAGATCACCAAGAGCGGCTTTGTGCCGAAGGCGGGCTAAAGGAAGGAGAGATAAACAATGAGCAACACCAGAAACACCACCGCTGGCATTGCGGCCGAGATCGCCAAAGGCTGGCAGCCCAACAACTACCTGACCAATATGTCCATGGCTTACTTCCAGAAGCCGGAGGACTATGTGGCACACAGCATTTTCCCGGTCTGCCCGGTGCAGCTGTCCGCTTCCTACTACTACACGTTCAGCAAGGAAGATCTGGCCCGTGACAACGTACAGCCCAAGCCCGCCTTCGGCAAGGTTGACCCCGCTGTGATGGGCCAGGACGACAACACCTACAAGTGCCACGTTGACCAGATCATCCTTGGCATTGACCAGATCGCCGCCCTGAACTACCAGCGCAGCCGTGCCCCCGGCGTGAACGACCCCCGCCGCGCCAAGGTCCGCACCGCCACTGAACAGATGCTTCTCCACCAGGACATTCTTTTCGCAAAGAACTTTTTCCATGCTGGCGTCTGGGCAAACGAGCTGACCGGCACCACCAACGGCAGCGGCTCTAAGGAGTTCGTGAAGTTCAACGACACTTCTTTTGACCCCATTGGCTTCTTCGACGACCTGCGCACCGAGATCAAGCGCCAGGGCCGCCGTACCCCGAACCGCCTGGCGCTGGGCATCCAGGCTTACAACGCCCTGAAAAACAACCCCTCCGTCAAGGAGAGCGTGAAGTACACCGGCACCACCGCGAACCCCGCCATCGTTACGCCCAACGTGCTGGCGCAGCTTTTCGGCGTTGAGCAGGTGAAGGTCCTGGAATCTACCTACAACTCCGCAGGCCTGGGCCAGAAGGAGAGCATGGAGTTCATTTGCGACCCCAAGGCTGCACTTCTGTGCTACGCCACCCCGACCCCGCAGATCGACGAGCCTTCCGCAGGCTACATTTTCACCTGGGATATGCTGGGCAACGGCGCTTCTGTCGCCTTTGACCAGTACGAGGGTGAAAACGGCACCCATGCGGAGTTTATCGAAGGCCTGTGCGCTTCCGACATGAAGAAGACTTCTGACGACCTGGCAATCTTCCTGAAAGAGTGCGTCTAAGGAGGCTGCCATGAAGTACACCTGTCTGAAAATGGCGACCTTTGGCGGCGTGAAGTACCGCCCGGGCGACGTTGTGGAGGCTGAAATGATCCAGCCCGGCCGCGCAAGGGCAATGCAGGACATGGGCATTGTTGCCGAGAGCCAGGAGCTCGAAGTGGGCAAAGTTGAAGCGCTGACCCTCCCCATCACTGCGGAGGGCGGCGTGGTAGAGCTTGACGCCACCCCGGACGCCGTTGTCCAGGCTGTGTGCATTTTGCAGCAGCGGGCCGAGGACGCCGTGGCGACCATTTCCGAGGTTGAGGACCAGAGCGTCCTTATCCTGGTGAACGCCTGCGACAGCCGCAAGAGCGTCAAGGCGGCCGCCAAGGAACGCGGCGTATTCCTGGAAGACGAGGCCGCAAAGGCCGCGCAGGAGGCTCCGGAGGGCGGCTCCGAGGGGGTGAGCTGATTGGCACAGCTCACATACACCTACGATGCGGGCAAAATCGCTGAACACGGCCTTGACCAGATGCGTTTCGAGCTGGGGGACACGATGGTGGAGGGCGGCGTGGAAACCTGTGCGTTGAGCGACCAGGAATATAAAGCCGTCATTGAAGCCTATCCCCGCTGGAAGCGCGCAAAGCTGGCCTGCGTGGAAAGCATCCTGCGCCGCTTTTCCTATGAGGTGGACACCAAAGTCGGCGAGCTGAATCTTTCGTTGAGCGACCGCCTGGACTACTGGAAGAAGCTCTATTCTGACTTAAAGGCAGATGTGAACGCTTCCGCCCCGGTAGCAAACCCGGCAGCCATCGGCGGCCAGCATTATTTCTATGCTGGTATGATGGAAAACCACGGGACCGGCGGCAGAGGAGGCGGCGGCCATGTATTACCTTAGACCTGGGAACCTTTACAAGGACTTCGTGATCGAGCCGCTTATGGCGGAAAAGAGCACGACCGGGCGGGCAGCTACAAAGTACGACACGGAGAGCCGCCAGCTTCTCCGCGGCGTTCTTTCGGACGCTTCCCCGGAGGTAATCGAGAGATTCAGCCAGAACGCGCACCCGGTGACACACCAGATCGTGCAGCGCGGCAAGCCGAAGGCCAAAGACGGCGACCGACTTATTTTGGAAAACCGGGCGTACTACGTTGAAGGCGTGGACCCGCTGGGAAACCTGGGCCTTTATACGCTCTATTATGTTCAGCAGAGGGAGGACACGCACAATGGAAATTGATATTTCTGGTGCTGTCCAAGGCTTTGTGCAGGACATAGAAAAACAGGTGGCGAGCCGTGCCGAACGCGCCGCACACGTTATTCGGAAGCACGAACTTAGTGTGCTGTCGAACAACCCGAAGCGCAGCGGCAAGGTGTACCGCAAGCCTGCGAGCAACAAGACCTATACGGCATCCGCCCCCGGTGAGCCGCCCGCCCTTCGCACCGGCGGCCTCCGCCGGAGCTTCCGGCCGCTTGCCAAAAGCGAAATCGTCCAGAGCGCCAAGCACTACACACCCGGCATCCGCACAGATGTGAAGTATGCGCCGTTCCTGGAAGATGGAACCAGCAAAATTTCCCCGCGCCCCTATGCGGAGGAGATCAAGCAGAAGGCCTTCCCCGAGGTGAAGGCTATTTTTGAAGAAAAATACACCTAAGAGGAGGGCGAGCCCATGGGCCTTATGAAAGAAACCACATCCGCGGCGATTGATACAACCGCCATCCACCCCGGCGACCTGATCCGCGCCAAGTATGCAGACTGGAACGAGGCAAAGAACGGCATTGTTACCGCCGTGACCGGCGGGGAAATCCGCTGCCTTTATTTTCCGGGTATTCGGAACGTGTGCAACTACTTTCTGATTGCGGCAGACGAGGTCACGGAAGGGCTTTGGGAAGTTTCCTGGAGCTCCGACATGAAGACCATCCAGACCGAGGGAGAACAGCATGACGCTTGAAGAACTTATCTATAAGCGGATCGCAGAATCCGCCGCCGCTGAACAGCTGGCGTCCCACAACGGGGCACCGGCTGTTTTCTTTGGCCCGGCACCGACCGACACGGATCCGGGCTGGGCTGGGGCCGAACAGTACCCGCGTATTTCCTACGCCATCGACACGAGAGCGAACCCCGAGCGCCAGACCGCCGGGAATATTTACCTTGATGTTT